ACGTTCCGATACGCAAGCGTTGAAGAAAGATTTCCTTGTAAGTCTTACCGAGGAAAGCAGCTTCGAAGTCTCTGATGATAGGATTACCACCATCACCACTGACTATCTCAATGCTGGCAGCCGTATCCGGGTCAGTTTTAAAATTCTGAATGATACAAACCGAGCAAGTGCCCCAGTAAGAGCCGGGAATACTAGAACCAAAACGTAAGAACTCCATTACACATACTCCTCGTCGTCATAATACTCGTTTTCATAATACTCGTCTTCATCCTCGCAACCATCTTCTCCGTCTTGATTACCGTACACAAGATGAAGAACGTGTACCATAGTCCAAGTGTTAGAATTGTTAAAGACGGTTACTTCTTTGAAGCCCAAGCTTTCAAGAAAATCTCCCCAGTAGCGCAATTGATCACCAGTCAAAGTAACTTCTACAAGACCAGCGGGGCGGTAACTTGCAAGAAAATAAAGAATGGCTTTTAGGCGCTCACCGGCAGTTTCTCTTGGCCGCTTTTCTGTGTAGAAATTGAACGTCTTGCTGACACTGCTACCATAATAGTCTGTATCTTCAGAGACGTTAGTTTTCCTTTTTTCTTCAATAAAGGTATTAGGGTCATAAGGAAAATTCCAAATGGTTTTGATACCGCAACAGCGACCACCGTGGGTCTGGACGGAAAGATATTTAGCGTAAAGCATTAGACCGCCTCCTTTTCCTTGGTATATTGCTCCCAATCACCAGACTCAACTACTGGACGATCACGAAGAGATTTGTTGTAGGTGTAAATCCACGACCAGCCGCTAGGCGAGCCATCGTCAAGAATACGCTCACGCAAATACAGAGACTCGTTCTTGTAATCAGCGTCGTAGCCTTCGTAACGATCAAGCTGTTCAAGCTTTTCATCGTCAACGTGGATACGCTCGCAGACTACAACAGAGTCAGTCTTAGACGGGCGAGCAAGAGCGATACCCGGATACCACCCAAGGTCATAAAGATAACCCGGAACGTGGACAATTTCTTCGTTTTTAAACGGGCGAAGAGTCCCGTATACAAGTACGGTGTTCAAAACATTACTCCTTTAGGCCGATGTAGAAGTCATTAACAGCTTTAACGATTTTGGCGTTACGCTCGGGCTCGTCGTTAACCGTGTTTTTAAGGAAGATAAGGTATCCGACTAGCATTTGCTCTTGGAAATTATTTAGCACGCTATCTATTTCCTTTGTGAGAGTAAGGCGACGCGAGTTGCGACACGTTGGTTGCGATTACGTAGTTTGATTTCGGGACGGGAACGACTGCATAAGTTTTCGCAGGGCTTCCACAATCAAGACAGGTCCGATAACCAAGAGCGCGACGACGAGGAGAATAAGACTCCCCACACTCATTGCAACAAGGGCAGGAATCAAAGTCAAGATTTCCCAACTCGCAGGCAACAGCTTGTTCATGTACAATATCCTTATGTGATTTTTGAGACTTACGTTGTGTGAACACACTCCGCTCCATAGGCTAGTAGTGCAGGTGGTACGCCAAGCACCGTTGCAAGACACTTGACGCATTCGATTGTCGGATTGGTTTTGTGTCCATTCCGCAATTGGGTGATGTACTTTTCTGAATAACCAGACTCAACAGCAAGGCTCTCAACAGTCCATCCAAACATGTGATAGCGAAGACGCATTGCGAACGTAGTGGTCATGGCTGTTGTCCCGTCTGATAGGCGCGGATGCGGGAAACGGTTTCGCGGATGGCGGCAACGCAGCCGAGGAAACAAGGGTATTCATCACGCTCGCCTGAAAGATACTGATAGCCCTTGCTCGGCCCGATAGCCTCGGCCATCTTATCCCTCGCCAACGCTTCAATCTCCGCATCGGTCATACCACACTCCTTTTCTCATGAAACTTCGTTCCATCTGCCCTACGAAGAGGCCAAACGTCATCACTCGATGTGCGACGAAGAGGGTCTGCACGATGTGCTTGCATCACTTTGCAAAGGATACGTGCTTGCTGTCCATATCCACCGTTCATCAGTTTTTCCCTTCCCAGAAGTTGTTTTCGAAATACTCCGCAGTAACACAACGGATGGTGGCTTCGATTGCCACGTCATAGGCACGACGATAGTTACGACCATCGAAATGATGGTTATGGTGCCTCTTGTAAGGATTCGGGTCAACAACAGCCACAAGAACCATGTCTTCTCCGTTCTCATCGTTGAACGAAGCCAAAACATTAGCCCGAACACGACCATCGTGACGGACAAACGGATACTTCTTGCTGCTCATATCCTGAAGCTGTTCCTTGAGAGAAATATTCATGGCTATACTATCCTTTCTTTGGGACGTAGTTGGGCTGCTTTATTTCATATTTACTCATAATTACACTCCTTAGGAAACAAAACGCGAAGGTCTGTAATCGCACTCTTCAGTAGATAGCGACAATACGGGCTGTGACGCTGAGGCCACAAGTTCTTTACAGCCGAATTAAGAGTAGCCTTGTAATCAAAATAGCTCACGCTCACGCTCCTTTATTTTGTCCCTTTTTGTCCCACGTGGGACAATGTCCGTGGGACAGGATGATATAGGTCAACAAGCCGATACACCGAGCTTGTCCCGCCGCCCATATCTCGGCCACAGTCTCGGGCTTGATAGGGCCGGTAATCTTGGTGAAGTGCATGTAATTCTTGTGATCTTTGGAGAGGGTAGCATTGACGGCCTGATTCTCTCGCAATTGCTTGTCCAACACAGCAAGACGATTAGCTTTAGCAAGCGCAACAGTCAAAGCGTTACGACTAGGCGAGCGACAAGACATAGGCGCACGCTCTTTACGCTTTTCTCGCGCTAACTGTTGCTTGTCAACAGGGACAGGCGAAGGCAACCCGTCGTCTGCTAGTTTGGCTTTGAGATACCCGATAAACCGAGTCTCATTAAGGCTGGCCTCACGCAAGTGCTGTTCAAGTTTGGCTTGTCTTACTTTATCTTGCCTATGTTGTGAGGGTGTAGTTTCCCACGGGTCGCCCTTACTCTCAAAGATAGACGCATTAGATTTAACACCCATAGCGATACGCAATGTGCCGCGAAGGCGTGAGCGATGTATGCCATCCAAGCTGTCGCGTGTTGTGTGGATTGTCATGCGACATTTTCCATAAGGTCATAGGTAACCCAGCGATAAGACAGGCCAGAGCACTGCCCGATTTTATAATCTCTGCCGTCAAACGTAATAATATTAGGTAACTCCTCGCCTCTCTTAATATAGCGCACAGCGATACATTCGCTGTCATTTTTTTCATCGCTCCACTGATCTAGGAAAATCTTGTGAAACGCATCAGGCACTGTCTCATTGATAGGGCACTGTGACAGCGCGGCGCTAAGAGAAAGCAATTCAGTCATTTCCGTTCTCCGATTTTGTCCCACGTGGGACAGGATTGCTAGGCGATACAGCCAATGTCCATAAGGGACAAATAAAGGGACAGGGAGCGCGAGGCTCCCTATCCCCTTAGAAGTCTCTTAGGCCTTAAGACCAAGGATAGCCAATGCAAGGGCCTCATAGGCGGCCATAAGCGCGGGGCTTTGGCCAATCTTTTCCTTAGCAACAGCGTCGGCGATGTCGGTTGCAAGCTTGGTTAGCTTTTCCGGATTGAAGGCAAGGGGCGGTTGCTCCACCTTGGCTTTCTTAGTCAATTCATTGTAACCAACAAACGCGCCCATGTCGCCAGACAGAACGGCTTCTACGATATCACCGATAGTCTCACTATCCTTATCTTGCGCCCATTTTGGGAAAGCGTCGGGCTTAATCTCGCCTTCCCTAATGCCGATTGCTTGCGAGAGGCAAACAGCGCGCTTGCGGATTGTCAGGCCGTAGCCTTCCGGCGTCTTTCCTGCCTTCCCGTCTTTCGTCATTTTCGCGCCAAACGAATTACAAAGCATGGCCGAAAATTCGTCTTGCTGGATTTTGCCAGTGGCGATTGCCTTGGCCGCTTCAATCAAGGGAGCGTTAGCAATCGTTTCGACAGCCCCAATCGCGTCGCTTGCGTCAAGCGTAGCAACCCGAATAGCTTCGAGTCCGTTTTCGAGACTTACTCGAATTGCCTGCCTTGCTTGGAACTCACGCGAAAGAGCGACGCTTGCGCCTTCTACTACGTCCACGGGTTCCGCTTCAACGGGTTCCGCTTCAACTGCCTTAATCTGTGCTTTCGACATTTGCTTGTCCTCATTCTGTTGTCCCACGTGGGACAGTTTCCAAACCGGCATTGCCAGAACGGGCAAGCCGTGCGCCGCCCCCGCCAGCGGCGCGTCATACACGTGCGGGAAAGGAACCACTAGGCTAGGCAAGGCTGGCTTGTCTCTCCCCTTGCGGTGAACCGTGCATGAAATGCGATGAGTTGAGTGAAGGCTTCCCGTTAGTTGCTCTCCATTGAAACTTTCCTATACCCTGGTTGTAATATAGTTGCGTGTTCCTGCTCTGTTCTATTCTATGCCATTGTTGCGTGAGGGAGCGCCCATCCTTTCCATTTCTTGCGTGGGAGAGGGCTTTGACGTAATTTTGTTGCGAGGGTGGGGGGGCTTCGTGAGAGCGGCTAGTGTGTGCGTGTTTAGGCCCCCTCTCGGATTTTATAAAAATTCCAAAAACCCATTTTACGTAGGATGGATTTTAAAGGCCCTAGGATTGATTCTAGATGCTGTCCGCTACCCGAGTACCCTAAAAGGCCTTTCATGCAATCCTACCCCCTTTAGAATCCAATCTAAGGCATAATGGTTGACAAAGAGAAGGGCCTCCTACCGTCGGCCCCGGCTTTGCCGGTGCTACCAGCCGATGGGCTTCGTCGGCCCCCGCCCAGAAGAGAATCTCCGTTAATATTCTCCTATGATACCTCCTTAGAGATAAACTCTTTTTAGTTTATTTCTCTTTGTTATATTCTTTTTAGTAACCTCTCTTATAATACTCTCTTAGAGAATATATATTTTAACATACTTTTCTTGTTTTGTCAATAGCTAATTAACAAAAAAAAATATAACCAAAAAGAAGAAAGTTCTTGACATTACCCTTGTTTTATGTTATAATAGTAGTATAGAGATAGAGGCCTTTAAAAATATGAGTATGTTAAATAAAGATCGAACAGTCCCTGAAAAGGGAAAAGGCTCTAAGCTTACTCCTAAAATGGAGGCTTTTGTTCAAGAGTATATGATCGACTTGAACGCCTCCCAAGCGTGTCGTCGTGCTGGTTACAAGACTGGTAACCCTAACAAAATGGGTACACAACTTCTTAATCATCCTCTTGTTATCCGCGCTATCGAAGAGCGCAAAGCAGAGCGCCGGGAAAAGGCTGAGCTAACGGCTGAGTACGTTCTCAACAAACTGGTTGCTCTAACAGAAAAGAATGAAGACGTAAACCCTACTGTCGCTGTTCGCACTCTTGAACTACTTGGTCGCCACCTTGGCTTGTATCGGGATCGTCAAGAAATCAGTGGACCTGATGGTGAAGCTATCCACGTTAAGGAAGAACAGGTAAGACAGAATGTCGCAGATTTCACCAGCAAGCTTGCTAGCCTCGCTTCCAGAGCAGGAAAGGGAAGCGTGGTTGAGTTCCCTGACACAAGAGGAGATAGCAGCACTTAGGTGGGATTGGGATTTCTGGGCCAGACCTAACCAAAAAGCACCTGAAGGTGAGGTAGGTCCAGACGGGACCGTTGTACCATGGAATGTTTGGGTTGTCCTTGCAGGACGCGGCTTCGGTAAAACTCGTCTTGGTTCCGAGTGGGTACGAGAACTAGCTCACAAATATCCCGGGTGTCGCATAGCGCTCGTTGCTGAGACTGCGGCTGATGCGCGCGACGTCATGATCAAAGGAGACAGCGGGCTCTTGAATTGTGATCCGACGTTGTCGGACGATTCTTGGTCTCCTACTAATCGTTGCCTTACGTGGCCGAATGGCTCGAAGGCCTACACCTACAACGGTACTACGCCTGACCAGCTTCGCGGTCCTCAGCACCATTTTGCTTGGGTTGACGAGCTTGCGAAGTTTGAATACATGCAAGACGCATGGGACCAGCTACAGTTTGGTCTTCGTCTTGGTGAACACCCTCAGGTGCTTGTTACCACCACCCCCCGACCCTTGCCTCTCATCAAGCGACTGGTGGCTGACCCAGCAAATGCGATTACTCGTGGCTCTACTCTCGACAACGAAGACAACCTAGCACGGTCTACTGTCAAGGCACTTTACGAGACGTACGGTAACAGTAGGCTTGGTCGTCAGGAGCTTGACGGGGAAATCCTTGGAGATATTCCCGGGGCCCTTTGGAGCAGAGAAAACATTGACCTCACCCGAGTTAAAGTTGCACCCGATGACCTTGAACGAGTATTTGTCGCAGTCGATCCAGCAACGTCTTCTAACGAAGGATCAGATGAGCACGGCATTGTGGTTGTGGGGCTTGCGAGAGACGAGGACGGATATGCCCGGGGGTATGTGTTGGAAGATGCTTCCCTCAAAGGAACTCCCGAGGACTGGGCTAAAGTAGCGGTCAAGATGTACCGCAAGTGGAGTGCCGACAAGATCATCGCTGAAAAAAATCAGGGTGGTGAGATGGTCTCTTCAGTTATCAAGGCTCAAGATCGTACGGTCCCTGTAAAGCTTGTACACGCTAGCCGTGGTAAGGTCGTACGGGCAGAACCTATCTCGACTCTTTACGAACAAGGACGAGTGCACCATGTTGGTCGCTTTGATAAACTCGAAGACCAGATGTGTGAGTTCTCTATTGACAACGTCCGTAACAGTTCTACCGGCTCGCCTGATCGTGTTGATGCACTTGTTTGGGGTATGACTGAATTGTTCGAAAAGATTGCTGGACGTCGTAGAGTTAACAACGTTACTCGTGGAAGCCAAACAACTACAGACAATTCTTGGGACGACGGTACTGCCGTTATAGATCAACTCTATGGCGGTGCTACTCAAACCAGTTGGATGATTGGATAAACAAACGTGAAAGACTACAACGATCAGGTAAAACCTGAAGAGAAAGAAGACGGCTCCCTAGTAGACGTTATCGCTACAGAAGGCCTGCCTGATCCTAAGTACGTCCCTGAAGGTTTTGAGTCGGTCGAACATTTTCTTAGCGACATGCGAGAAGAGTACAAGGCCGACCTTGAATTTGACCGTGTAAACCGGGAACAAGCGATAGACGATAAGAAGTTTGCTGCTGGCGAGCAATGGGACCCAGTTGTCCTTGAGCAGCGTCGCGGTCTTCCGTGTCTTGTGATTAACAACATCCCGCAGTTTACTGCCCAGATTGTAGGCGATTGGCGGGAAAGTCGTAAAAGTATTAAGGTCGTTCCGTCGAATGACGAGGATGTCGAAATTGCCTCGGTTCGAGGCGACCTTATTCGCTCTATTGAGGTCCAAAGTCAAGCAGATCGTGTGTACGATTCGGCCTTTGAAAGCCTTATCCAGTGCGGTGACGGTGCGTTTCGGGTTGCTGTTGAGTATGCACGCAACGACGTGTTTGACCAAGACATCTTTATCCGTCCCATCGAAGACGCCCTAAGCGTTGTTTACGACCGTTTCTCTGTTGACCCGACTGCTCGGGACGCCAAGCGTATTTATGTGAGCGATAAAATCCCTAAAAAGGAATATCGTCGTAAGTTCGGTGACATCCCT